TAGCATGAATGTTAGCATAGAGACCTTTCTTTGCCTCTTCTACTGAACTTGGTGTAGTTTCTTCTACATCATGCTCAATGACCTTTCCATCAGCATCTTTCTGGTGATGCTCTTTTGCCATTGCCTTCTTACCCATCGCTTTCTTGATGGCTTTATCTCTGGATCCGAAGTACTCATCCTTACCAGACTCAATCTTACCATCTCCATCATAATCTTTCTTTGCTTTCTTACCTTCTACAACCTCATTCTTATCGTCGTTCACTACGTGCTCGTGGTATTCCTTAACAAGAACGTTTAAAGTTTGAACTGGAACGTTTTGCTCTAATCCATGCTCAAACATAACGTCGTAATGACTAACGTTACCTTCTTCATCGAGTGTGTGCATCTCTTTCAGACAGTTGCCCTTACCCCACTCTGCATGCTCTACCTTGGTAGCACATGAATGTTGTACCTTTTTGATAGTTGGTTTGCCTTTACCGCCTTCTGGTTCTGCAAGTTTCATGCCAGGTGCGTCACCGCCACCTACACCGTCAGCACCAAGACCTTTGATGTCTGTGTTGCCTATCTTTGCGGAATAATCGTATCTCCAAGTCTCTTTCATAGACTTGAACTTAGGGTTTAACATTGTCTCAGCAGCTACTTGTGCTAGACTCTTTGACTCGTGGTGATCCATCTTATCTTTTTTAGGGTTTGTTGGGATAGTCTGCTTTACTTTTACAGTGCCAGAGGGTTTTACAGTCTTCTGACCAGGTGTAAGCGACATAACATACTCTCGATATGCGTCAGTTCCAATCTCAAAAACTTCTTTTATGTCTGTAATCCAACTGCGGAACTTTGTGTTCTCTGCTGTAAGACATAATACGTAGTTAGGACCTCTGCGGTGTATTTTACCAACCTGTCCTTGCTCAGTAAGAACCCACTCACCTTTTTTGTACACTTCGTTCTTATAGAACTTGTCTCTGGTGATGTTTGCTTCCGCAACTTGTGATTTCTTGGTGAAGTCTGAAAGACTTTTCATGAATATAGATGTACATATCAAAGTTATTTATAAACCCATTCCCTTTCTAACTTCTTCCATGAGTTCTAACTTCTGTTGTATGGAAAATGTATTGGGTATTCCTTCCATAAAATTTTTGGTTTTTCCGTTTTTTACCGCTTCTCTCATCTTAGATGCGGACATTCCAGATGCACCATCTGCGTCTGGATCTCTCTCACCCGCAGACACAACTTTAATAGTGTTAAATGTGTAATCTATTGTATTTTGTTTGTTCAGTAACTTATCAAAGTCTGCTACTCTATCAGATCCAACTACCATAACTATGTCACTATAGTCTTTCATCATCATGTCTTGTGCTACTTTTATAATAGTATTGCAACACGCTGCAGTTTCTATCTTTGCCCACGGAAACATCTTTTTCATTGTCTCTACCTTATAATCATAAGGCAATGGGTTGTTTGGTTTCTTAAATGTTTGTGATGGATATATCAAATAATCATTAGATGCTGCTTGTTTTTCTAATGTTCTTAGAAGTTTTTCGTGACCTATGGTTGGTGGATTGAATCTACCAAATGTAAAATAACATGTTTTCATTGTGGTTTATCTCCATTGACCCAGTTCTTTTCTACATTGAAGTTTGCCACACTGAATGATAAACGATCAACCAATTTGACTGCGTTTGTGCCATCTTGTATAGCAACATACCCTTCTGGTGCAGTTACATCATACCCATTCTCTGTTCTTAAATAAGTTCCAAACCTCTCACCCTTTTCTAATTTACGTATGAACATTTCTTTTGCAGATTGTAATGCAGAGTATAGATTCACTGTACTTTTCAATGCCTTTTCTTGATCCTTTATCATACCTAAACCATCATACAACTTAGCAAGTTTTGCTGCCTTTGCTTTGGGTGTCTTAACTTTATCTGCTGCCTTTTTCACTTCTGTCTCAAAGTATTGTTGAAATTCTTTGACAAATACAGTGTCAGTGGGTAGTTTTCTACCTTCACGTACGTATTTGTTAAAGAATATCTTTAGTCTAGTTCCTATGACTAACTGATCCTTTGATTTAATTTGCTCTGCAACCTCATCTAAGAATGATGATGCGTTTGATAATGATTTTACACTAGATGATTTTAATTTATCTAGAGATGACTTCTCATTCTTAGTCAACAATATATCACTACCTAACTGACCTGTCTCTGCACTTAAAACTAAGACATTTTTACTATCGTTTAGTTGTGATACATCATATCCAAAACTTGCTTGCACACTATCCATACTCTTACCACTATATGATGTATGAAATACCACACCAACTTTTGCTTTTGATGCTTTATCATATAAATTGTCCTCTTTTGGTATGCAATAGGTTATTGTGTTAGGTTGAAATATAATACAGTCCGTACCATTTATTTTTTTCTTTTCTTTATCATCAGTAAATAACAAGTCTCCCTGTGCCATACCTTCTATACCTAATTCTGGTAGATATTTTAGACAGTCTTTTAACTTTGCAGCAAGACCTGGCGAATTACCATGGTTTTTATCTATGTCTTCCGCTGTATAATTAATTTTTGCATTGACATTGAATACGGATTTTGATCCTACAAAAAATTTCTTAGTATCTGGATGTGTACCACAAAATACAGCGGGTGCACCATCCCATTTTGTAGTAATTTTAAAATTATTTTTCTGTACTCCTGTAAATACTCTTGCTAACTCATCTAAAAACATGAAAGCATCATTAGCACCTTGCTTTCCATCTAATAAGATGCTATCTTCTAGGTGTTCTAGGTGAGTGTTCTTTGACATCAGAATATTTTTGCAAAAGGACCGTATCTTGTACCTTCTTTCTTTGCTAGGAATACCATATCAGTAGCAAAAGAATCTAACTTCTTTTTTGGTAAACTTAATATCTGCTCCAACCATGTTATCTGTTGCAATTTACTGTTTGCAACATGGGGTTGTGTTCCAAATGTTGTGTAAAGATTATCAATAGCTTCTTCTACACTTTTAACGTTGCTAGTTACGTGTGCTTTTGAAATTACATTTGCTATTCTAGTTCTGTATGTTGATTCTTCTCTCTCAAACTCCGCAGCAGTCTGTGGATATGCTGATGAAGATTTGTCAAATGTCTTTCCATAGTAAGGAGTTTGCATTTTATCTACCACGTGTTTGGTAGTTGCCTTTCCTACTCTAGCAGCACTCGCACCCTTCATGGTAGGTTCGTATTTTAAACCAGAAACCTTCTTAGAATCGTTTGCTTTTATCTGAAAACTATAACTAGCCTTCTCTCCATTCTCTACAACAAATTTACTATCCTGAGTTCCTAAAGTTCTTACTCCATCTTTGGTTGTTATTGACAAATCACATACAGTATGTAAATATGTCATGTGAATTTGATCTAGAGAGGCAAAGAAATCTTGTGTGTGATTTGATAATTCTATACGTGCATCACCAGATCCTATTTTCTTTAATGAAATACCATACACAGCAGGTTTACTAGGATCCTTTTTTAGATTGTGGAATAATGATCTCATTACAGAGTTGAACTCATCTACTGTTCCACTCTTTTCAATGATACGTTTAATAATTTTTTTTGCTCTCTCCTCATGTCTAATCAACCAGATGTCAGCAGGATCCCAATTATCTTTTTTACTAATTTTAAATTCTTTATTAATAATTTTTGAAATAAAATCCATAAAACCATTCTCACGATTGTATTCATGAACAGTTGGTTTAGAAATTTCACTTATCAATGCTTTCTGTTGTTTATAAAAACTCTCTAACCAACTCATATCTACCACATCCAAACCATACCCTTGCCATATTTTTAACAACTCTCCATATAATTGTTTATCAGCAGCGATTTCTTTGGCACTTCCAAAGTTTTTGTTCTTACTGATGACATGTCGGAATACTACTGCAGAACCTAACTCTTGCATTCTAGTTATTTGGAATGCCTGTAACCCTCCTGATGCTCCAGATGAAATTATTTGTACTGGATGTTCTCCTACAATAAATCCCACTCCCTTTTTTGGTTGAGTTTTTGTCTTAGGTATTTTTAATTGTCGGAATTTATTTTCAAGATCTTCTGCACCTGTGAATATTTTATTTACTTTATACGTAGCTATCTTAATTTTATTTTTTCCAGAACCAACCGTCTTACCATTTGCAGTTGGTTTCGGCCACACAAAACGATCTGTTGCTGTATCTGTAAGTATTACATTACCATCCAGTACGTCAAGGATATCTTTTAATATCTCCTTGTCTCTCGCTGAGTTCTTATATTCTCCTTTGTCTTTTACTTGACCAAGGAGTGCTTTTGTGGTTGTTGCTACTTTCATATTAATATTTATTATAGCATATAATATTTAGAACTGCTTCCAATATTGAGGTGATAATAACCCACTTTCTGTATCAGTTCTATGTTTTAAGGTCAAAACGATGTCACCAGCCAGACTAATTCTT